AAAATGCACCAAACAAAGTATTTAACACACAGGCAAAACAATCTCACGTTTTAAGTTCAGGGTATTATCCTGAGTTTGCAAATGAATTCTTTGAGCAGTTACTATTATCTGAATTTGTATGGATGGAAAGACCAAAAAAGAATAACCCTAGTTCTAGTGAAGTAATACCTGTAAATGTTAAAACATCATCAATGACATTTAAAACATCTGTAAATGATAGGTTGATTGAATATACTATGAACTTTGAAGAAGCATACGATTACATAAATAATATTAGATAAATGCAAAAACTACAATTATACATTGAAGGTCAAAGGGTAGATTTGTTTAAAGATGAAAATGTTTCTTTTACTCAAACTTTACAGAATGTAAAAGACATAGGTAAGATATTTACAGAATTTACAAAGACGTTTGCTGTTCCTGCATCTAGGGTAAACAACAAGATATTCAAACACTTTTATAATTTTGATGTATCGGATGCAGATTCTACTTTTGCATATGATGCAAGAAATAAACAACCTTCAACATTAGAATTAAATGATTTACCTTTTAAAGAAGGTGCTATAAAATTGAATGGTGTTAAATTAAAAAACAATGTAGCACATACTTACAACATTACATTCTTTGGTAATACTGTAAACTTAAAAGATATTCTAGCACAAAGCCAATTATCATCATTAACAGGGTTGGCACAATATAATCAAATTTATAGTTATACAAATGTAACTGCAGCAATGCAGGCAAAGCAAAGCAATGGTAATATAATTGTTCCTTTGATTACTCATACAAATAGGTTAATTTATAATTCAGGTAGTAACGTAGTTTTCCCACCTAACCCTGATTTAAAAATAAGGAATTTATACCCACATTCGTCAACTACTCATAATGGTGTTGAATGGAATCAGTTCAAATATGCTATAAGAGCAGGGGCAATTATTGACGCAATACAATCCGAAGTTTTTGTAGGTGGTCAAAGAATAACATTTTCAGATGACTTTTTTAATGAAGAAGATAATGACTTTACAAACCTTTTTTTATGGCTTCATAGAAAAAAGGGTTCAGTAGATGCACCATCTCAGGTTTTACAAAACTTTACACAGGTTACAGAATTAGGAACTACTGTATGTGTACCATCTTCAAACTGTCAACCATTAACTTCTAATGTTTCAAATGGTATTTTAGCTTTAACAGCACAATCACCTTATAGTATATCTTTTTTAAATTTAAATGTAACACCTCCAAATAATACAGATGCTTATACAATTAGGGTTATAAGAGATGGTTCACAAATAGTTAGTGAAGTTACAGGAACAGGAGTAAAACAATTAATTATAGTTCCTTTTAATGACAGCACCTATAGTGTACAAATTGCATCTTCTACAAATATGCTTTTTGCTATTGGAAATATACAATGGACAGTATCTTGGACAACAGGAACAATTGGAGGTTTTGGAACAAATGGACAAATGATTTATTCTAATGCAGCAGCGTTTCAAACAAATGCTTTTACTGCTTTTAATATCAATGAGCAAATGCCAAAAATGTCTATTATTGACTTTCTTACAGGACTTTTTAAGATGTTCAATTTAACAGCTTTTGTAAATAATTCAGGGGTTATTGTTGTTAGAACTTTAGATAGTTACTATGAATCAGGTACACAAGTTCCTATAAATATTGACGAATACCTAGATACAACAACCTCAACTGTGAATGTTGCTTTACCTTTTAAAAGTGTAAACTTTCAATATAAAGGTTTAGGAACTCTATTGGCTAAACAATTTGAGCAAATCAATAATATCGGATGGGGTTCATTATCTTTCACATTGGATGGAAATATTTACGATGCACCTGTAAAACCTTATAAAATAGAATTGCCTTTTGAGCATATGCAATATGAAAGGCTTTATGATGTACAGGGTGGTTCGTCTACAGATGTTCAGTATGGTTTTTTTGTGGATGATAATCTAGAACCTTATTTTGGAATGCCTTTATTATTTTACCCAATACGACAAGTAAATGGTACATCTATTAGAATCAGAGATACAGACTCTACTGCTGTTTCAGACATTAATGATTATTTTATTCCATCTAATGCAGCAGCGTTAGAATCTAGTACAAGCAAAGTGAATATTCATTTTGGTAATGAAGTAAACGAATACCAAGCTAATGAGGTAGGTGACCCATTAACATTTACAGATACTTTATTTGAAAAGAATTATAAAACATATATTCAAAATGTATTTAATGTCAGTAGAAGGATAACAAAAGTTACTGCATATCTTCCAATGAAGGTTTATTATAATTTACAATTAAATGATTTAATACAATTAGGTCAAAACAATTATAAAATAAATTCCTTAACTACTAATTTAACAACAGGCAAAACAGAATTTGAACTATTAAATGATGTTAAACAGGCTGACTTAATTGTTTCAGTTCCTACAACACCAACAAATTTAGTTTCTTCAAATATTTCATCTTCAGGCTTTACAATCACTTGGGATGCTTCTACATCACCTAATGGAACTACTATGAGTTACTATGTGGTTTTTTTGACTGATGTTGCGGTAGGAGGTTCTTTGGCTTTTCCATTAGCATCTACTTATTCAGATGTTGTTACAGGTTTAAATCCACAAACAGGATATCCTGTCACAGTTATAGCATATGATATAAATGGTAATCAATCCCAAGCATCTAACATTTTACAAGTATTTACAACATAAAAATATGATAAAAAATATAATTGATTTACTGCAAATAGTAAAAGGAGAAACCGAGAATATAAGAATTGCACAGGGTGAATACAAATTAGCTGAAAATCTTTCTGAAGGCATTAAGCAAACAAAAACAAAAATAAGATGGCGAAAAAAATAGAAATTGAATTTGAGTTAAAATACAAAGAAGCAGTAAAAAACTTAGATGAATTTCAAAAGGAATTTTCTAACCTAGAGAAAGATGTACAATCTGCAAATAAAAAAACTGCTGATGCTTTAAAGAAAGTAGAAAAGTCTGCTGAAGATGGAGCAAAAGGAGTTAAGAAAGTTGGTGTTTCAATTAAAAATATAGCAAAGGCTACAGGTGTTATTTTCTTACTACAAAAAGCATTTGAATTTGTTTCTTCTGCCATACAAGAAAATCAGCAAGTGATGGATGGTTTAAATACCATTTTTAAAACTGCACAAATTATATTTAATCAGGTTGCTAATGTGTTTGTAGATGTTTATAAAAGTGTATCATCAGCAACAGAAAATTTTGATGCACTAGGTAAAGTCGTTAGTGGAATTGTTACAATTGCTTTAACACCTTTAAAACTTTCTTTTTTTGGTATTAAGCTAGCACTACAACAAGCACAATTGATTTGGGAAAAATCATTTTTTGGTGATGGTGACCCTAAAACAATAAAAGAATTAAATCTTGCAATAACAGAAACAAAGGTAGATATTTTAGAAGTTGGACAAGCTGCAATAACTGCAGGCTCAGATATTGTAGATAATTTTGGTGAAGCAGTTTCAGAAGTTGGAGAAATAGGTACAAAAGTTGTAGATGGTTTAAAAGATATAAGTATAGAGGCAGCAATAGAAACAGCTAAAACAAACCAAGCATTAGCGAAATCAGCGCAAATAGCAGCAGCAGAATCTAGAATATTATTAGAACAATATGATAGACAAGCAGAAATACAAAGGCAGATAAGAGATGATGAAACAAAAAGTATTGAAGAAAGAAAAAAAGCAAATGATGAACTAGCTGTTATTCTCAACAAGCAAGAAATAGAAATGACTAAAAATGCTAAATTAGTCAAAGCAGCAGCACAAGCACAGTTTGATTTAACAGGTAAAACTGAAGATTATGTTGCAGTATTAGATGCAGAAGCAGAGGTTCAAGCAGTAGCAGCGACTGTAACAGGGTTTAGGTCTGAGCAACAAATAAATAAAAATGCTTTAGATAAAGAAGGTATAGAAATAACAAATGCAAAATTAGAAAGTGAATCATTACTTTCAATAGAGCAAAAAAGATTTAATGCTGAACAGATAGAAGATGAATTATTACGATTAGAAAGGTTACAAGAAATTGATGTTTTAGAAGCAGAACAAGAATCTGTAAGGTTGCAAGCTATTGTAGACAATGCAAATTCAGAAACACAAGCTAAGATAGACGCACAGATAGCATTAGACCAATTTACAGAACAATCAGAACAAACAAGTGTAACAAGGGCAAAAGAAATAGCAGATGCAAAAATAAAAATTGCAAAAACAGAAGCACAAGCAAAAAAAGATAACTTAGATAAAACTGCTGCAGTATTAGAAAACTTTAGCAATATAGCAGGAAAAGAAACGGTAGCAGGAAAGGCATTTGCAGTAGCTGCAGCAACTATAAACACTTATAGAGGTGTATCAGATGCATTAGCTGCAACAACAGTAACACCATTTGAAACTGCTTTAAAATTTGCAAATGCAGCAGCAATTGGTATTTCAGGTATATCAAATGTAAAAAAAATATTAAGTGTTAAGTTACCACCTGTTACGGGAGGAGGTTCAACACCATCAGGAAGTCCATCACCTGCACCTTTGTCAATACCTCCTGCATTTAACATTGTGGGTGCAAGTGGAACAAATCAATTAGCAGATGCAATAGGTGGGCAATCTCAACAACCTATCCAAGCATTTGTAGTTTCAAGTGAAGTGACAACATCACAAGAATTAGACAGAAACATAATTGACGAAGCATCAATTGGAGGGTAAAAAGCAAAATTAGAATTTAAATACGTTATAAATATATGAGAATTGTAGAATTAATATTAGACGAAGAACAAGAGGAAAGTGGAATCGAAGCTATTTCAATTGTAGAATCACCTGCCATCGAATCTGACTTTGTAGCTTTAAAAACTGAAGAAATAAAGTTAGCTGAAATAGATAAAGAAAAAAGAATATTATTGGGTGCTTTACTTATTCCTAATAAACCAATATACAGAAAAGGTGATGAGGGTGAATATTACATTTTCTTTTCAAAAGATACTATTGCAAAAGCATCACAGTTGTATTTAAGAAATGGCTATCAAAATAATTCGACTTTAGAACACAATGAAAATTTAAAAGGTTTGACATTGGTTGAATCTTGGCTAGTAGAAGATGAGATACAGGACAAGTCAAGAAAGTATGGTTTAAATGTTCCTGTAGGGACTTGGATGGGTGCAGTAAAAGTAAATAATAATGAAATTTGGAATGAATATGTTAAAACAAATAAAGTTAAGGGTTTTTCGATTGAAGGTTATTTTGCAGATAAAATGGAATCTCCTAAAGAAGCAGTTAAAGAAGATATGTCAAGTGAAATTGATAAAAAGACCTTATTAAAAATAAAAGAAATTTTGACATCTAATTAATGGCAAGAAATACAAGAAACCAAAAAACATTCATACCATCTAGGACAAGTCCTACAGGGGGTTCGCGTGCTTGTTTATGTTGGGACACTAGCAAGTATTCAATTGAATGTTGTGATGGTTCTATGCAAGCTCAGGGCATAGGTGTGATAACAAGAACAGAATGAAAACGCAAATATTTAATTTAAATCCGTTATACTAATAATATGAAATCAACCGAAATGTTAAACCAAATTAAGACGCTTCTAAATATAGAGGTGAAACTTGAAGAAACCAAGTTAGAAAATGGTACAGTCGTAAGTGCTGAGTCATTTGAAAAAGGAAAAGAAATCTTTATCGTAACTGACGATGAGAAGGTAGCGATGCCTGTAGGCGAATATCTTTTAGAGGATGGGCGTTTAGTTGTTGTAGAAGAAGAAGGTACAATTGCTGACATTAGAGAAGTATCTGACGAAGTTCCTGCAAAGGAAACTGAAGAAGGTGAAGAAATTACTGAAGATTTAGCTGACGAAGGAAACTACGTTACTAAAGACGATTATCGTCAAATGGAAGTAAAAATCCAAAACCTAGAAGATGCTATTGCAGATTTGAAAGATGATAAAAAGGATAGAATGGAAGATGTTAAAGAAGAAGTAGAAGAAGAAGAAATGTCAAAAGAAAGCCAAGCACCTTTAAAATCTAGAACAGTAAAAGAAGAATTTTCTGAAGCATCGGCAAAGCCAATAAAACACAATCCTGAATCAGTAAGTAAGAAAAAAAACAGACAAGAATTTGCAAAAGGTAAAATGGGTTCAACAGCTATGGACAGAGTTTTAGCAAGATTAAATAAATAAATAAATTAAATAAAAATGGGAACTTTTAATTACACATCAAACGATGTAGAGTACAATCAAGTAGGGCAGTCCTACTACACAGCAACAGGAGATATTTCACAAGGAGATATTGGAAATGACCATAACGTGGCAACAGATGCCTTGACTATTGGTATTCCTTTAATTACAACAGGAAATATTGGTATGTCTATCTTTTTTAGAAATACAGGAGCAGATGGAAACAATACTGTAACAATTTCACCTAAAGACTCAAACAAAATTATCGGAGGAATGACACAAGCTGCAGCAGTTTTTCATTCTTCAGGTGTATTAGGTAAAGACTTAATTAATACAAAAGCAACATCTAAATTAGGAGATTGGGTAGAATTAAGAGCAGTAAGTTTAACTGAATACTACATCGTAGGAGGTCAGGGAATTTGGGCATCAGAATCATAATATTAATAAATTAAAAATATAAAAATGAGTAATTTAAAAAATGTTGCATTAGCGACAGACACTAACATAACTACCTCATATTCAGGTGAGTTCGCAGGTGAGTACATAGCAGCAGCTTTACTTTCAGCGAGTACAATTGACGATGGAGGTTTAACAGTAAAGGCAAACATTGCTTTTAAAGAAGTAATCAAAAAATTAGCTACAGGAAATTTAGTTTCTCCTGCAAGTTGTGATTTTGCACCAAACAGTTCTGTAACATTAACTGAGAGAATTATCCAACCTGTTGAATTACAAGTTAATTTACAATTGTGTAAGTATGATTTCGTAAACGAGTGGGAAAGCCAAAGTATGGGCTACGGTTTAGGTCAAACTTTACCTCCTAAATTTTCAGATTTTATGATTGCACACGTTGCTTCTGAAGTAGCACAAAATACAGAATTTTGTATTTGGAGAGGTGATACAACTGCAGCATCAAACAATTCATTTGATGGATTTGAAAAACTAATTGCAGCAGCAGTAGCATCAGGTGATGTACCTGCAGCACAAGCGATTGGTGGAGGTGTTGCTTTAACAGCAGCTAACATCGTAGAAAAATTATCCGATACAGTAGAAGCAATTCCTGCAGCATTGTATGGTAAAGAAGATTTATTCTTGTACATCGGAAGTAAAGCAGCAAAACTTTATGTACAAGCATTAGGTGGTTTTGGAGCATCAGGACTTGGAGCAAATGGTGTTGCTAATATGGGGACACAATGGTGGAATAATGGTTCACTTACAGTAAATGGTGTGAAGATATTTGTTTGCCCGGGAATGTCAGACAATAAAATGTTTGTTGCACAACGTTCAAACTTGTATTTTGGAACAGGTCTTTTAAATTCTACACAACAAGTGAAGGTTTTAGATATGACAGATTTAGATGCAAGTAACAATGTGAGAATGGTAATGAGATTTACAAGTGCTGTTCAATTTGGTGTAGCATCTGACCTAGTTTCTTATACTTAAAATTAATTAATAATCTTAAAAATTGGGTAGGTAGTATTCTACTTACCCATTTTTTTTTAAATCATAAAATCAATGGCTTGTCTATTAACAACAGGAAGAAAATTACCCTGTAAAAGTGCATTTGGAGGCATAAAGAAAGTATTATTTGCAGACTATGGAACTATTGCTACTGTAGTAATTGATGCAAGTACAAAAGAAGCAACATTTACAGATGCTTCACCTGCACCTGTTTGGTTTGAATTTGATGTAAAAGGTAATTCTAGTTTAGAAACTACTGTAACAAGTAGCAGAGAAAATGGAACGACTTTTTATACACAGACTTTAAACCTAACATTAACATATTTAGATGCTAAAACTCAAGCAGAATTGCAGCTTTTAGCAGTATCTAGACCCTACATTGTTGTAGAGGACTACTATTCTAATAGGTTCTTATGTGGATTTGAAAATGGAATGGAAGCGACAGGTGGTACTGTTGTAACAGGGGCAGCAGCAGGAGACCTTTCAGGGTTTACTTTAACATTCGAAGGAATGGAAGAAACTGCACCTTATTTCTTAGCAGCAGCACAAGCTGTAACAGCAAGTGCAGCACAGATTGACCCAACTGCATAGTATTATTTAGTTAAAATTAAGGCATCCTTTTTACAGGGTGCTTTTTTTTTGCTTAAATGATTTTACAAATTAGAGTATTTTTTACGTTATATTAATAATGATTATACTAACAACAAGCGCAACTGCTCAATCGTTTTCAATTATACCTAGAAGTTATGTCGCAGCTTTTACTTTATCAATAAGGGATGATAGTACTAATGTGGTAAAAACTTATAATATTACTGATGCAGTAACTTTAAATAATTACTTAAATTTTAGTAATACCTTTGACCCTATATTAGTCATTAACCATTTTTATGATTTAAGGCTTATTGTTGGGGGTGAAACAATTTACAGGGATAGAATTTTTTGTACAGACCAAACTATAGACCAATCAAACAATGATTATTATGATTTAAACGAAGGTGAATTTACTACCTACAATGGATTTGATAATACATACACAGTAAGATGAAAAAACAAGTAAGAAATAGTAATGGGCAATTTAAAAAAGATTCAAAGGTATCAGAATTTGGCTTTGTTAATTTAAGCACCTATACAAGTCCTGAAATTAAAGAAGTTACAGGAAAAGAATATATTGAATATGGTGCAGACAATAATTACTTTCAATACCTTATTGACAGATATAATGGTTCTACAACAAATAATGCTGCTATCAATGGAATTAGTCAGGCTATTTATGGAAAAGGTCTAAATGCAACAAACTCAAATAAAAAGCCTAATGAATATGCACAAATGGTTTCTTTATTTAAAAAAGCTGTAGTCAGAAAATTATGCTATGACCTTAAATTGATGGGGCAATGTGCTATTCAAATTATTTATTCTAAAGACAGAAAGACAATTGCACAAATTGAGCATTTTCCTATTGAAACATTAAGAGCAGAAAAGGCAAATGAAGAAGGAGATGTTCCTGCTTATTATTATTTTAAAGATTGGGCAAACATAAAAAGAAGTGATGAACCTTTAAGAATTCCTGCTTTTGGAATGTCAAAAGAAAACATAGAAATATATTATGTAAAACCCTATAAATCAGGCTTTTACTACTATTCTCCTGTAGATTATCAGGGTGGATTACAGTATGCAGAACTCGAAGAAGAAGTATCTAACTACCACTTAAACAACATTTTAAATGGTTTGAGTCCTAGTATGTTAATAAACTTTAACAATGGTACACCAAATCAACAGGAACGACAATTAATAGAAACTAAGATTGCTCAAAAGTTTAGTGGAAGTTCTAACAGTGGTAAATTCATACTAGCTTTTAATGACAATAAAGAAAGCCAAGCAGAAATAACACCTGTTCAATTATCGGACGCACATAACCAATATCAATTCCTTTCAGAAGAAGCAGAATCAAAAATTCAAGTAGCACATAGGGTTGTATCTCCTTTTTTACTAGGTATTAAATCTACTACAGGTTTTTCTTCAAATGCTGATGAAATTAAAACTGCATCTTTATTGATGGATAATACTGTTATAAGACCATTTCAGGAACTTTTAATAGATTCTTTTGATAATATACTATCTTACAATGATATTAGCTTAAATCTATACTTTACGACCTTACAACCACTAGAATTTACTGAGGTAGATAGTGAAATACAAGATAAAGAAACTATTGAAGAAGAAACAGGTGTAGAGATGGAGAAATTCAGTCTTAAAAAGATTGATGGAAAACAGGCTTATGAAACCAAAGAAGAAGCAGAAAAGGTAGCTAAAGAAATGGGGTGTGGTGGTTCTCACGAAATGGAGGTTGATGGTGAAGTATATTTTATGCCTTGTATAAATCACGAAGAACTTAAAGCACCTTGTTGGGATGGTTACGAACAAAAGGGAATGAAGACCAAAAATGGTAAAAAAGTACCTAATTGTGTTAAGCTAGAAGAAGTAACATTAGAATCATTTGGTGAAGATGAAGATTTGTCAGAATGGGAATTAATAGATGAAAGGAAAGTTGATTATGAAGCAGAAGATGCATTAGATTATCAAATAGACCAATTAAATACAAAAGGTAAAAGCCTGCTTTCTAAGTTATGGGAATTTGTATCTACAGGGACAGCTAGACCTAATGCAAAAAGCAGTCAAGATGAAGATGTTGATGGTGTTCAATTTAAAGTAAGGTATCAATATGCACCTTTAAAAGATACTTTTAATGAAGAAGGTGAAAATGTTACTAGAGATTTTTGCTCTAAAATGATTAAGGCTAAAAAGATATATCGAAAAGAAGATATTGAAATGATGAGTAAGCAATCTGTCAATGCAGGTTGGGGTCCACGAGGTGCTGATACCTATAGCATTTGGTTTTATAAAGGTGGAGGTGCTTGTCACCATTTTTTTATGAGAAAGACTTATATGAAAAAAGGAAAAGGAAGCATAGATATTAAAAGTCCACTAGCACCAACTATAAGCGTAAACAAAGCAATAAAAGAAGGTTTTAAACCTGAAAAGAATAATGCTTTGGTTGCAAAGAGACCAATTGATATGCCTAATGAGGGGTTTTTACCAACTAATAAAAGAAGATAAATGGCTACAGTATTATTTATAAATAGAACAGACCTAGTCCGTAATTCCATAATGGACGGAAACATATCGACTGATAAGTTTATTCAGTTTATAAAGATAGCACAAGAAATTGATGTTCAACAAATTATGGGGACTGATTTGTATAATGGTTTAACAGTAGCAATGCCAACAATAGACCAAGCAGCAAATGCAAGATGGAAAACAATTTTGGATGACTATATTGTGCCGATGTTGATTTGGTATGGTCAGGCAAACTACTATCCATTCGCTGCATATCAGGTTAAACAAGGAGGTGTATTTAAACATACATCTGAAAATTCAATATCTGTAGATAAAAACGAAGTTGATTTCTTAGTCGAAAAGGCAAGAACCAATGCAGAATGGTATTCTAGAAGGTTTATCGATTTTATGAGTTTTAATCAAACAACTTACCCTGAATACACAAGCAACACAAATGATGACATTTATCCAAGCTATGAAGCAACTTTTAATGGTTGGGTTTTATGATTTATAAACCTAAAGAAAAGAATATTAAAAAGCTAAAGGTTTTTTTAAAAAAGAAAAATAAGAAAAAAAAATTATAATATGCCAAACGAGATTTACAATTCAAGTTTATGGGGAAGTCCACAGGAGGTTGGATGGGGAAGTATTTATTATGCTTTTTCTAAAGGCGGAGATACAACTTCTTTTATCACGACTTGGCGAACAACTTCTTTAAATGAAACAATCACAATTCCAACAGGTTCAGGAGTCTACAATTACGACATCAGCACCTCAGATGGTCAAAATTTTACAGGTGTTGCAGGAAATCAAACAATAACTTTTGGTGCTGCAGGAGATTATGATGTGAGTATAAGCGGAACATTTCCTCAAATTTTCTTTAATAATAGTGGGGATAAACTCAAACTAATAAAAGTTAAACAATGGGGTACTATTGCTTGGGGTTCTAGTCAAAACAAAGCATTTTATGGTGTTTCAAATTGCGATTGGACAGCTACAGATTTTCCTAATTGGTCAAATGTCACTCGAATGAGTGGTACGTTTAGAAGTTCATCTT